CCATGTAGGTATGTATGGGAATAGCCTTATTACCATCCATTAAATAGCCGAAGTTGCCATGACGCTCAAATTTTAAGCTGTGATGCTTGATCTTGTCGGTCTTGAAAGAGGCGTTGGATATATCACGGGCATCGTTCATATACTCCTGAGCGAACTTATTGACAAGTCCAGCCTCTATAAACTCCTGACGCTTCCTCTCCAGCTTCTTAAAAGAGAACTGATCCTTCCAGATGGGCGTTCCTTCTTCCATGGCACGCCTAAAGGTCACATCCCATGGATACTTGCGCCCTACCTTCAATGCTTCCGTAAAACCTTCGTATATCATCTGTAGGAATGAGTCATAGTGCACAATGGTACCGGAGAGCCATATCCATCCCTCATTGCCCGGAGACTCCTCAAGTGCTGGGTATACCGTGGATACCACCCATTTCTTGATCTCAGCTCTACGTTCTGGTGTCTTGGTATTCAGTTCGGACTCGAAGTCGTCAAGAACGACACCGGTATACCTTACATCTACCTCAGTACGACCCCTGAGCCTCTGGCTGGTGCCTTTGGCTATGATCCGGTCTCCCTTAGCTGTAACGATATCCTTCTCTGTCCACCGCTTACCGGCTGTATCGCCGGCCATATTGCCAAAATAGTATCTAAGCTTCTTATTGACCTCTATGTGGTTCTTCAGGTATTTCAGGTGATCTATAGCCTGACCCTGTTCCTCACCTACCCATGCAATGAATTGATGTCTATCCTTCTCCCCGAAGCATATTTTGTGCATGATAGCCGCTTTGGCTAGAATACTCTTACCAAACCCACGAGGTAGGATGTTGCACAATCTGCCACCGGGCTTAGTGGAAATAAGCTTCTCAGCCACATTCCTGTGAAAATCAGGGGTAACACTCTTATTCAGGAAGTCACGAGGTAGAAATGCACGTCCAAAGAAGATAAGATCGTTATACGCCTCTTTGTACACCTCATCTTTTTCAGCGAGGTCACTAATGACGTTTATATCTTTTACCGCTTCTTCTTTTTGTGTCGGTTTGCTTTTTGTCTTTTTTTCCAACGATGCCTCTTTATCTTCCTTCTTCGCTTTTTAAGTATGCTTCCCACGTCATTAACCACTCCGCCAACCAAGATACTGGACACAATCCATTCGTCTGTCCATATATGCAGGCGAGCAATCAGGACATTTCTTCTTTTTCATCCAAGACCGCCCTTTATCTGACATTAACTGTTCCCCAGTGGTATAAGCTTGATAGATTTTATCTGCCCGTTCATGAATATGAACAAAGGTTTCTTTGCATTTTGAACATGTCCCCAGATTAGGATTTCTCATTTTGCTTCTTTTCTTTTCCATCTGACAGTTTCTCCATATCCGGTGATACCTCTTTCCAGCTATCAAGCTCCTCACGAGTAAAGTCCCGTACCTGATGGAGTAGAGCTACTGTCTCTGTTGCTTTGCTGGTATCCAGTATACCAGTAGCCTTGGCAAGGGTTTCCAGTGCTCTAAGCTTATCAGAGTCACGCACATTCTTTTGTTCTATAATACCTTTAAACTGCTCAAGTATCCATGAATGACTGATACCCAGAGCGTGTGCTTTCTCTTCTATTTCCTTTCTCACGAGATGTTGTACCCTTTTTGTTGAAAGTAACATCCTTGATGCCCTGTCAGCATAAAGTGTGTTATCCGTTGCAAATGCTGTAAGATATGCTTGAACTGGAGAAACACCGGCTGAAACATACTCAGCAAAGAGATGTTCCTGATGGGTTGGGATATTCCGCTTTTTCCTAGCTTCCTTTGCATCTCGCTTGGTGAAGCTGGATATACTAATGGCGGGCTTTCCTTGCAGTTTACCGTCTGGTCTGACCCAAGCCATACCAAGAAGTGTCTTAACCACTTCATTCTTGGCCTTTCGGCCGGTATTGTACATTGTGTTCCGAATGATGATCTGTGTAACCTGACCATCATCAGTTACAACCCAATCACCTTCATTACCTTCCCGCCAGTCCTCAAGAAGCTTAGTCTTCGGATAATCCTTTTGAAATGCCTTCTTGTTCTCATAAACGTGATAATCAACCCCCCTTACGGTTCTGGTAAACACTTCGGCCTGTCACTCCCATCCTATATTACTTTATCTCCAAGTACCATTGCGGATTGGTTACCGCACATCCCTCCGGACAGGCCAGCGATCACTACTCCTAACATACAGGTTCTCCTATTTGTGGTTAGCGACCAAATCTTAATTTTCATTGCCATCTATCAAATCACCCCAAAGGTACGTCATCCCGTTCTGAATGTCAACAACCTCTACCTTAAAATTGCCGTTTGTGTACCAATCAACAATGGCAAAGGCGTGTTGCCAGTTGTGTAGCCTTCCTTTTAGCCATTTGTTCTTCTCAGCAGAGTGATCTTTCAGGTTTCCTACAGCCCAAGAGCCAATAGTGCCAGCATCGAGCTTTGTCAGGGTATGACGCTGACAGTCGTGCACATGAGCATATATGATGTTGGCACCGTAAGACTCTAAATGTTTCTTCGCATGATATACAGTGGCATAGGCGCCGTGGATGAAATTCAGCTTTCCAATCTTTAAAGGGTGATTATGCTGATAATACTTATATCCCCGCTTCTTTAGGTTGCAGGCTCTATCAAATTTGTACCCCTTTAGCGCCGGATGGTCGCCGACCTTGTTCTCAACGAACATATCCAACCAAGCGTCATGATTACCCTGAAGCATGTATTTGGTCTTACAGCCCACTTTTGCACTGGCTTCGTCCCAAATGTCCAGACCGGCGTTCACTTTCTCTATTTCTTCGTCAACTAGGGGTAACTGGAATGTGAGATCGGGAAGCTTCTTTCCCTTCCATCGCCATGCACTGACACTCTCCCATTCGCCTATATCACCCAGATTCACCATAATGTCGGGTTTTATCACTTCCATAGCCTTAACTACTACGTTTACAGCCGGAACGTCGTGAATAGGGAAATGCTGGTCGGGGATTACAATGGCTCGTCTATGCTTCATATATCTCGCCGGGAGGCACTAAAAGCAAGGGAACCTCTAATTCGTCATTGATAATGTCCAGAATCTCCGCCAAGGAATGCATTGAGAGATAAACATCCTCTGCATAGGCGGTTTCTTCGTCTAGTACTGATAATATGGCATCGACATCTACAGAAAGGCCTAACTCCTTAAGCCTCTGGATAGCCTCGCCCAATGTCATAGATTGTTCCATTAAGGTCGGTTTCCCGCTTATCTTTATCTAAAAAAGTTAAATTGGCTAATGCGGCTGTTTGACAATAGCCCAAAGCCTTAGTGGAACCAATATTGCGTTTTTGCTTCTCTTTCATGACATTGATGATATAGGATGAAGAATCGTACAGGATGCGCCTAAAGAGGTTTAACTCCGCATGAGTCCCCCTTAATTCGTCTTCTAGTGCCTTGTACCGCTTTTTCCTTACAAACATAGTCCCGCTGAGGTTGGACGGAATATAGGCAAAATTTGGAAAAAATAGAATACAAAAAAATTGGGGTACTTTGTGTGCGCCTCTTTTATTTTATATTACCCACCCCCCTCTCCCTCGTTGAAAATTCGCGATTCCGTTAAAAATTCGCGATCAGTTGAAAAGCTGGACGTCATGCCCCCCAGCCACGCCCGTACCTACTTTATATATTACCTGAAAAATAAATGGAACTTTCTACCCTATCTTCTATATAAGGGGTATGAATAATTATCGATCACACGCTCTTGGTATGAGGGATATTGTCTACCCGTTCGTGATTGTCTTTGTTTCATAGTATAAGCGACTGGCACTTTTTGACAATGTGAATATATCGCTCTCCTGAACTAGGCATAAGTATTCGGGTGTAAGGTGCCGGGCGATCGCTCACTGGAACTAGATGGAATATACTGGCCACTGAGACAACATTCCCCCTAACCTTAACAAAGGAGATTAGCTATGACTAGTCCATTAGATAATCCTACTTCCTTTGGTTTCCACAATATGA